GTCTTCATATGACAGGCCAAGCAAGGGAATGACTTTGCAACGAGACAGAATCGTTAATGCAATCAAAGACCCACAAGTAAAAAAGAGTTTGGAAAATATCACATCTAAGGTTGACTGGCTGGTTGTAGACGTGGTATAGTTAGTCTGTTAACGTACATGTGTAACTCCTTTAGGGATTAGATTTATTTCTAATCCCCTTTTTTTTGACATATGCCTTAAGTGTGATATACTAATGCAACGGAGGAAGTTATGACTGTAAGAGAAGTGATTAGTTGGCTTGAATCAATTGCGGAGAAAACAGGTGACCAAACCGAATGTATTGTTGAAATCGAAGAGCAAAACTACAATACTGAGGCTGGTATCCATACGGTCTGCATCAATGGATATGAAGACGGCTCCAAGAAAGTCGCTCTCATTGGCACAAAAGATGATGAAGCAAGTGAAGAGTAAAATCCAAGTCATCATCCTAGCAATTGTAATCATTCTTCTCTTTGGTCTCATTGGGAAGAATGACTTTAATGACAAACTTGAAGAGGCAGGGCAAACCATTGAGTACGTTAAGTGAATTTAAATACAGCGAAGAAGCAAATGAAAAAGCAAAGCAAGACATTCAAGATTATTGTCTTAATTTCTTTGATGATTCCATTATTACTGCTGATGGATTCGAGCTTGCTTTCTTGGGTTGTGGTTATTCCTTTGGTGGTGCTTATGCAATCTATAATTTTTCTACTTGTCTTGAAATCCTGATGCAAAGAGATGGGATGACTTATGATGAAGCAGAAGAATATTTTGAATATAACGTGACTGGAGCATTCGTTGGTGATAGAATGCCTGTATTCCTATTAAGCATGAAAGAAGTAACAGTTGAACATCTCCCTTAAGAACACTCGTATCAACTATCATAATTCCGAAGAAACAGTGGCTTTTAATGCACTGCTCTGTAATGACAAGATTCCATTTGCAGAGGTTTCAAATGATGGTAGAGGTGGAGAAAACCGATATCGTCCTCTTGGTGATTCTATGGACTGGATTTTTAACCACGCTCTTGTCACTGCATTTCGTGAGTGGTGTTCTAATCAGCCTCCAGTGTATGATAAAGAATCTGGTAACACATATCAATTCAGTGCAGACCTATATGTTAATGATTGCTTAACACAACACATAGGTTATCAGCAAGAACTTGTGGTATCATTATAGTAGTGCATTGAAGCCCTAACCAATTCAGGTTAGGGCTTTTTTATTACTTAAATTAAAAACCTAAAAAATCGAAGATTTTTTATGAATTGAAAAAGGATAATAAAATGAAATTAAACTTTGAAAAGATTGCTTTTTACTTTATGATTATTGCTGTTAGTGGAAGTGTTGGATATGCTTTAAAACCAGATCCGCCAAAAGAGCAAGTGTCATTTGATCAAAAAAATGAAGCTTGTGTCAGAGCTATGTCTATGATGCAATTCATTTCAAAACAAACTTATTATGCTAACAAAAAGACGAAAAAAGAATTAGCAATTGAGAGAATGCAGAGGAATTAGTTACCCATTCGTAGAATATAGTTTGGGTGTTTTCAGAGATTGTGGAGGAGACAAGACTATGGAGACATTAAGCAGAAAGCAACTCTTGGTTTTAATTTGGGCTTATTTTTTAATTGGTGTATCATTTATTTGTCTTGCTTATTTTTTTGGGAGATGAATTATGCGTTTAAGCCCTGTTTCAAAGTTTTTTAAGTACACGTCTATTTTAATTTTAGTTTATGCGGTATTGGTGTTATTGAAGACATTTATGGATTAGTTTTCGTTGAAGCCCAGATAATGAAAATTGTCTGGGCTTTTTGTTTGCTTTTTCCGAGTGTTGATGTATAATATTAGTGTATTGGCCAGTAGCACAATTGGCAGTTGCTTTTGACTGTTAATCAAAGGGTTGATGGTTCGAGTCCATCCTGGCCAGTAAAAAACCTCTAACTTAATTGTTAGAGGTTTTTTTATTACTTATTTTGTATAAGCATAGTGGCAGTTCATTAAACTTTTAGCCACTAGGAAAATATAAATGAGAAAATGTTTAAATTGTGAAAACCAAGTTCCAAGATTAGTTGTAATTGATGGAAAAAAAAGAAATCTTAATAACAGAAAATATTGTTTTGATTGTTCCCCTTTTGGTCAGCATAATACGAGAAAAATACACGATTCTAAATCAGCCAATACCCCAGTTTATGAATGCAGAGTTTGTAGCAAAACTTACCAAGGTGGACATAGACAATCTAGGGGAATTTGTTCATCTTGCAGAGTGTCAGAATCAAGAAGAAAAAAGAAATCTGCTTTAATTGAATACAAAGGTGGAAAATGTGTTGTTTGCAATTATGATAAATGTCAACAAGTTTTACAATTTCATCACAAAGACCCAAATGAAAAAGAATTTGCTATTGCAAGCTCTGGCACTCTGGATTTTGACAAACTTAAATCCGAAGTAGATAAGTGTGTTTTGGTTTGTGCAAATTGTCATGGAGAAATTCATGCAGGTTTAGTTGACATAACCAAATATATCTAGTATAATATATTCATATGGCCTGTTAGTCGAGTGGTTAAGATGCGTCCCTTTCACGGATGAGACCAGGGGTTCGATCCCCCTACAGGCTATTTTTGTGGTATAATTAGTTTGTAATTTCCGGTCGTTCAATGGTAGGACAGAGGTTTTTGGTGCCTTTAATTGGAGTTCGAATCTCTACCGGAAAATTTGCTTAGGTAATTCAATGGTAGAATGTCTCACTTGTAATGAGGTCGTTGGGGGTTCGATTCCTCTCCTAAGCTTTTTTAAAAAACTCTATCTTTTAGCTCAATGATAGAGTTTTTTTGCTGTATAATGAGCTATGGAAAGAAGTATTTTACAACATTATATCGAATTAAATTATTCGACAAGAAAAATTGCTGAGTTAATGCAATCAAGTCAAACTAATGTAAGGCATTGGTTGAAGAAATACAATATAAAAACTAACATTCAGCCATTCAATGAAAAAGAATATTCATGTAGTTGTGGTGAAACAAATCCTGAAAACTTTTATGGTCGTTCAAAAAAGACATGTTCAAAATGCCATAATTTAAAAACAGGTAAAACAGGAAAAAATAACAGACTTTTTGCTGTTAAAACACTCGGTGGAAAATGTTTAATTTGTAAATATGATAAATATACAGGTTCATTAGATATTCACCATTTAGACCCAAAAATTAAAGACAAAAACTTTAGTTGCATGCGTGGTTGGTGTAAAGAAAGGATATTGGCAGAAATCGAAAAGTGTGTGTTATTGTGTAGAAATTGCCACGCTGAAGTTCATGCCGGTTTAATAATTCTCGATGATGTGGTAAAATAAATATATGAACAACCTATACCTTTACATTTTTGCTGGTGTTGTTATAATGATGTACGTTCCAGTGTTTTACGAGATTTATATGTTGAGAAAAATGTTGCGTTCAATTGCCAAAAAGACTGAAAAGCTTGTAGAGTAGTGGTATAATAGATATGTAAGTTTGATAAGGCTCTATAGTTAAATGGATATAACACGGACCTTCTAAGTCCATATTTTAAGTTCGATTCTTAATGGAGCTATTTTTTAAAACCCATCTTAACCGATGGGTTTTTTATTTGCAATTACTCAGATAAATGGTAAAATAAAGCATGACTAGAAAACTCGACTACACCATTTCAGAGACAATTTCTGCTCGCTCCAAAAACCGCATCCATGTACCTAAGAAGTATATCAAGTACATTGGTATGAATCCGGGTTTTGTTGCTCATGTTACCAATTTAAATGGTGCTTTTATCGTATCTGCTTGCCCCACTCCTGAATCGAAGAAGTTTATGGTTGACAAGGATGGTGCAGTTCGTTTCTTTGGTAATGACAGTAAATACAAGATTATGATTGCTGACAATGTGGTGGTATTAAATGAGTATGTTCCTTAATTCTTTTGAGTTTACTACAGAAGACATCACAACAATTCTCAGAGCGCATGATACAGATATTTCCATTCAAGAATTGGTGGAAATATCTGATGCTCTTGATTATGATTCAATTGCTCGCACTGCTTTGATGTTTGACGATATCGAAAGCCAAACGCAAGCATCTTTGTCTCATGCAGAAGATTTAATGATTATGGATGGACTTTGGATTACAGAACCAAAAAGATTCCAAATGCCATGACCGAAATTAACTTGAGGAAAACTTTAGCTCGATTTGTTTATTTTATCGAACAAACAAACTCTGGCAAAAGCAAAGAATCAATACTCAAAGAATTGGAACTCACAGAACTCGAGTTTCAATTCTTACTTACTCGAGCTCTTATTATATCTAAACTTAATGATAATGAAGCAATGATCGTAACACCAGTAGAAGAAGAAAAAATTGCTATAGGTGGAGTCATGTTAAGATTTCATAACAAAGACTTAATGAGCTTATAACCATTGCGTTGAAAAGTGGTATAATTTATTTAACTTGTTTTTAACTCCTCCAATTAAAACAAGTGTATAGAGCAGACAAGATATCCCCTTTTCTTGTCTGCTTTTTTTTGA